ATCGTTGCGAACGATTAAACAGTTTAGTAGGTGGAGTATCACACAGTAAACATATTACTGGACAAGCAATAGATATAGACAACGATAATACAGATGTATCTAATAAAGATATTTTTTATTTTATAAAAGACAAGTTAGATTTTGATGTATTAATATGGGAGTTTGGCGAAGATTCTCCGAATTGGGTACATTGTACTTATGTAGAAGGTTTAAACAGAAAACAAGTATATATAAATTCTAGAGAAAACGGAATGCAAATGTATACAGAAAAAAAAGTAGAAAAACCTAAAAAAGTAAAGTATGAGCAAAAACCGAAAAAAGTTCAAAGAAACGAAACTAGGCAAGTTCCTGCTAGGGAAGTCAGGGGTGTTTCAGACACTAGCAGAGACGATTCCTGACAAAGGAGTACTTGGCGTTTTAAAGAACTTAATTGTAAGTGATGAAGGTCTACCACCTGAAGACAAAGAAACTGCCTTAAAAATGCTTGAAATAGAGATAGAAGAAATGGATTCTGTCACTAGAAGGTGGGAAGCAGATCTTATGTCAGATTCTTGGCTTAGTAAAAATGTACGACCATTATCTTTAGTATTTTTAACTTTAGTATACGCAACTGGTTTTTTTATGGAATATGATCTTAATATAATTAATCAATTAATGCTATTAGTATACGGAGCATATTTTGGAAGTCGTGGGTTGGAAAAAATTAGAAAACTTTAGTACTATATTGTATTATATTATATTGTATTATATTATATTGTACAATACTATATTGTATATAAATTTATATAGTGGTTTATGCGTAGAAAACTTATAAAAAAAATAGACAGAATATTTAGTAAGTATATACGATTAAAACACGCAGATCACGCAGGTAATTGTACTTGTATTACTTGTGGTAAAAAAGCAAAATGGGATAGTGGGCAAATACACGCAGGACATTTTGTTAGTAGACGATTTTTAGTAACTAGATTTGATGAAAGAAATGTATATCCTCAATGTGCTTATTGCAATAATTGGTTAGCAGGAAATCAGTATATGTTTGGCAAAGCTATAGACAGAATACACGGAGAAGGCACAGCAGATGAATTAATGATATTGTCAAAAAAAACTATTAAGATTGAAAACTACGAATTAGACGAAATATTTTGCACAGTATCTAAATATTTATTAACTTTATCAAATAAATAATTAATAATAATTAAAAACACACATTATGAGTATTAATAATAAGATTACCAATACTAAGACCGTTGCAGATAGTTTTGTAAACGATCAATTAAAATGGCGTAGAGAACGCATAGAAAAATTAACTACAGTTTTACATCATAGAACTAAAGAAGTAGAGAATCTAAAAAAGCTATACAAAAACGAATGCGATTTTGTTAAGCAACTTAGAGATCTTTTTAAATTTACATTAGATACATTAAAAGAAGATATGGGCGAAATACCAAACGCAGACAAATTACTATCTATTATAGATAAGCACATAGACATAAACGATAACTTTCATAACAAGAAATAATGACACTAGCACAAAATCAAGAAAGAAAAGCTACTATTGATTGGATAGAAGAAGGTAAGGTTTGGTCAGGAAAAGACGGAACTGAAATGAAAGAACATAAGGTTGCTTTCAAGAACGGAGAGATCCCAGTATTTAACTACCCTGCAAATAAGGTTTATCCATTTGCAAAAGGAGATGTAGTAACTTATTTATTGAGTGAGAGAATAAACCCAGTAGATAAAAAAATTATACAAAACGGTAAACAAATGAAAAAAGTAGAAGAACAAGAACCTGCACAGACATCAAGTCCACAAAAAAATGTACCTTTAACGCAACAACAAAGTATAGCACTATCGGTTGCGAGTAAATTAGGATTTGAAACTGTGACTAGTGACGCTTGGCAGAATTCATTAAAGATCAAAGCTAAGAAAACAGATTGTAAAGAAGGAGAGGAAATAGAACAAGCTACTCTAAGGTTACAATCAGAATTACAGTCATCACTTTTGACATCTATTGGACAAGTAACGATTGCATACTATAATTTACTAACAACTAAACCGCAAGAAAATGCCAATCAAAACTGATACAGTATTTATAAATGGACTTTATACATACACAAACGACAAAAGTTATATAGTTTCTAAGAACAGTTTAAATGTAGAAAAGTTTTTAGAACAGTTAAAAGATCCTGATGTACAAAAACACATTACGGAAAACGAAGGTTATTTAAAATTTGTTACAATGCTTAGTAAAGCAGGAAAACCCTACAGCAAATTAGAAAATAACAACTACAAAGAAGTAACAAGTAAGGAACACAGTCCTGATCGCAACACAGAAGACGATGACGGACTACCGTTCTAACACAGTTTCATTAAGATCTCAAGTCAGTAGATTAAATGATATTCGTAATGGTAAAATAAAGGAAGGTTTACGACTTGGGATTGATGAAATAGATGAATACTGGAGATTTAAATTCAATAGCTTTAATGTAGTACTTGGACACGCTAGTACTGGTAAAACAACTACTTTACTTTATATGTTATTGCTCTATGCACGAAAGTATGGATTAAAATTTTTGATCTATAGTGCAGAGAACGAAGCAACAAGTATAAGTAAAAAAATGTGCGAGTTTTTGGTTGGTTTACCATTTAACAAAATAGAAGACAAAGTTTGGAAAAATAAAATAGAGTGGATTCACGACCATTTTAGATATATAGATATAGATGAAACTTTCACATCTACTGAATTATTGTCAAAAGCGGAGATCATTAAAAAAGAATTTGACTTTCACGGATTTGTAATAGATCCTTACAATTCATTAATACGAGATAAAGAGTTAATGAGATCATATGGTGCTCACGAATACGATTATGCTATTATGAGCGATATGAGGTTATTTACAAGACGAAATAAATGTAGTATATATTTAGTAACACACGCAGTTACAGAAGCATTAAGACATAAACACCCTAACGGACATAAATTTGAAGGATACATACAACCGCCTAGTGCAGGATCTGCAGAAGGTGGGGGAAAGTTCCTGAATAAAAGTGACAATTTTTTGATATTGCATAGGTATACAAACCACCCTGAATTTTGGACTAATACTTTTATAGCAATAATTAAAATAAAAGAGATAGATAGTGGCGGTAGACCAACACCATTAGAAAATCCAATACAATTAACATCACTTGCAAATAATGTAGGGTTTAGTTTAAATGGTAGAAATTTATTACATTTAGTAAAAAAGCGTGATTCTTGAAATAGCATATAAAAAACATAAAACTTGGTTAAGAATCTGCAGATCATTTGGTTGCACAAATCACGACTGCGAAGATATAGTTAGCGAGATGTATTTAAAAATAGACGACTTAACAAAAAAAGGTAAAGATTTAAAATATGGAGATAACGATATTAACTATTACTATTTATACAAAATGATATTTCACGCTTGTTTAAGAACAAAACAAATTAACAAGAAACGCAAAGATCTAATAGTTACAACTGACACAGATAAATTTGATTTAAGTGCAGCATTAGCATTATGTGGTCAAACTTCTACAATAGAAGATTTAACATTAGAACATAAGTTAGAAAGTTTTACAGAAAACTATCAAAAAGAATTAGTGTGGTATGATATTGCTATTTTTGAATTGATCACAAGTGGCAGAAAAATATCAGAGTTAAGCAGAGATACAAATATTAGTTATGTATCTTTAAGAAACACATATTTAAAAGTAAAAGGTTTTATACAAGACGAATATGAAAAATACGATTGGACTAGGGGATCTAGCGGAGAAAGTAATTAATTTCGTAACTTTTGGTTACGGTAAAAGAATTGCAACATTTGTAGCAAAATTATTTGGTTATAAAAGTTGCGGTTGTGACAAAAGAAAAAAAGATTGGAACAAAATACAGATTAAAAGATGACACAAAAGGTACAGATGATCAAGCTAGATTATGATCATTGGACAAAATTTAAGGGAGTAAAAAACAACACAATAGCAGAAAGCGAATTAAGATTAATTGAGAATTTACACGCTAAATATTTTAAACACCCTCACGAGAGTTTATGCACTTGTAGGGGAGAAAAAGAAATAGGTAAAATACAAGAGTGGGTAGATCAGCTAAATGTTATTTACAAAAATGGGTATAAAAGAAGTACATAAATGGGAAAAAGTAGTTATTGAAATATTAAATTTAGACGGTTGGCAGTTAGAGTGGTGCGGTGGATCATACGAACATTTTGACGCTAGAGGTAAAACAAAAAAAGGTAATGACTGTGTAATAGAAATGAAGTTTAGACATACTTATTATAAAACTAAAATGTTAGAAAAATATAAGTACGATAAATTAATGAGTTTAAACAAAAAAGTACATAAATTATATTTGGTTTTTGATCCAAAAGCTATGTATATATTTTGGTTAAATAATTTAGATTTACCGTTGATAGAAAAAATTAAATGTCCTGACACAACATTATGGACAAAGACAAGAACACAAAAAGAAGTATATTTATTAGAGGAATCACAAGCAAGTTATATAAACAATGAATCAGGATTTGATAAATGCTTATAAAAAGCTAGACGCAATTAAAGAGTTTGAGAATGACCATAACATACAAATAGTTCTTGAACAGTTAAGCAAATGGAAAGGTAAAGCAAAAGAAAACAAAGAATTAAAAAATGTAATAGAAGCGTTTTTAGATATACAATGGCATATAATAGAATTAAAACGAGATAGAGATCTAGCACTTAAAGCCGTAGTACAGTATAAATTTCAAAGAGATAATGCAGTAGATAAAATGCAAAAAGCAAAGAAACAACTAAAAGATTATGAGGATAAACATTTTAACTGACATAATAGGTAGAAAACCTAGCGAGGAAGTATCAGATAAACTTTTAGATACTGTAAATAAATTGTGGTTAGATTTTGATTCTGTGCCTGAAGTACAAAGTCAAATAGAAGTAGAACTTTTTACATTTATATTTAGATTTCGTATGGAAGATAAAGTGTACAGATTAGAAGGTAATGATATGCACATAACATTAATATATAAAATGATATATGAAGAATATGACTAAACACGAATTAAGAAAACAAATGCCAGTTTATACTGGAGTATTAAAATTCTTCCCTACTGCTCTATTAGAAGTTTCAAAAATTAGTAATATCGGAACACAACAACATCACCCTGATAAAGAATTGCATTGGGACAAAACAAAAAGCAAAGATCATTTAGACGCAGGAGTTAGGCATTTAATAGATCATAGTAATAATCCTATAGATGATGACGGAATGTTACATTTAGCTAAAGCTGCTTGGCGGATCTTGGCAGCGTTACAAGAGTATCAAGATACTCACTTACATAAATAATGGTAGATCCTTTAATAATAGATTTAATTATGAACACACAAATACAATTATTAGACGGTAAATTTTACAATAAAAAAGAGTTATTGTCTAAAATGTTAGATGATGACTTTTATTATGATTTTATGCACAAATTTGCATTTAGCAGTAGTAGTATAAAATTACTTTTAGAATCTCCTAAGACATATTACAATGTTAT